GTGTATGCTTAATGTTAATAATTCTTAACTTACTCGCATTAAAAAATGCAATATCAATTATTTTAAATTATAAAAAAGAAAAATTTTATGCCTACTCAAAAACAAACTATGAAGCTTATGCTAATGTTGCTACTTTCCAGATTTGTAATAGAACGTGGAAAACAATGTTTTTAGTAATAATTATTTTAATGTTCATTCCCATTTCTTTTGTTTTAATCATGTATTGTTTGTACATTCATCACAAATCTAATTTACTTAAAAATAAATATTTTTGTGACATGCATATTTTTAAATAAATTTACTTTATCATATAATGTTGCCTAAATATTTACCAAGTTCGCAATCCATTTTTTATATGAAAATTATTGCTTTATCATATTATCGAGCCAAACATTCATTGAATAACGAGGAAGTACCACATGAAATTATTGAAAGTTGTAATCAATTACTTAATTTATCCCATATGACATTAGAAATCTTAAATTCTATTGTTAATAGTTTAACTTCACATCTAATGAAAGAGAATAACTTGATTTTATTGACACAATATTATCAACAAGATAGTAGTCCAACATTAAACAGTTGTGGTCATATTAGTGCCACTAATCAAGAAAAAATATTAGAGGAAAGTGAATTATTATTAATTGATGACGAATATAAAAAAAATGAGTTGTATAATTTTTACGATGGTAGAAAAATTACAGTTAAGGAAGCAATTGATTTTTTCATATTAGTTACTTATCATTCAGATTTTCTACGCACTTAGAAACGATAAATTGAGAAAACATATTAACTGATTTACGACGATGAGAGATTTCGTTTTTCTCTTTACCCATTTCACTAAATGTTAGTGTACTTCCACTAGGTACAAAAATATTATCCCAATCAAAACTAGCTTCTTCAATTCCTTCCGAATTTTTACCATTTCTTGGTTCCACAATAGTACCTTCCAAAACTCCCTTAAACATGTGAATCATTTTACCTGGTCCTTCTGTGTAAGCTAAATAACAAACTGCTTTCGCTGATTTATCTTCATATTTTTCTAACAAATCACATAATCCCTGACTTGATATTTTTTTAACAAAATGTTTAACATAAGGTCCGGGCAATCCATTAAGTGCATTAAATTCCAAACTAGTATCCTCAACTAAAACTGGACCATTAATTTTATAAGCAGCCAAGCCACATTTTTGTCTCACAATTTCTTCGTGTTTTTCTTGTATTTCTACCAAGGGAATATCTTGTTGAACTATATTGATGTAAGGAGTCATTTCTTTAACTTCATTGTATTTATTAATATTACCAGTAACAAATGTAATTGATTTAGTATTCATATTGTAATATAAAAAATGATATATTGATATTTTTATGAGTCATATGTTAAAATATCATTTTTATTTGCAGATTAGAATTATAAGATTATGAATAATAGTCAAAATCAATTACAAAATCAGGCACTATATCAACAGTCGCAATATAATCCCGCAATATATCAGTGCCAATATTATTATGTACCTTCTTGTATTCCACCTTATTTGATTCAAATGTATTTAGTCATGAAATATGATCAATCAATTAATTTTGAAAAATATTATCCGCCTTACATTCCTTGCTTATAATTAATCAATAATTTATAACTTGTATTTTTTTATTACTTGATTACTTTTGAGCAATAGCCAATTTATAAAAATCAGATAATGGCAATAAATATTTAGTGTAAAATCCATTAGTCATTTCAAATTTTAATTTCCAAGCTTCATCCACCGTATTAGCAACCAATATGAAATTTAAATGCAAAATAGTAGATTTTTGTCCTGGTCTATCTAATCTTCCTTTTTGTTGTATTACTATGTCCAAATGATTCATTCTTGTAATAATAGTATCATAATCTGTTAAATCATTAAGACCAAAGGTACCTTCTTGATATGATACGACAATGTGTTTATGTTTTTTTTCAGGATATCTACTAATTCCTTCCAATTTACTAATATTATCAGCTTCAGCCTTACTTCTTGCATAAATTAGGCATCTACGTTTTTCTTTGTTAGCATTCACTAATAAACTTTTAATAGCACCATTAATATCAAATTCAGTGATCACAATATTTAATAATTCTTGATATTTTTTTTCGACACTTAGTTTACCTGTTCTTACATTTTCATATTTGAGTTTTGTTTTAGTATCCAATGTAAATTCATTTGTAGTAGTAATCCATTTTCTTGTCGATTCACTAACATGACAAAATACGTGCTCATTTATAATAGTACTAAGATAACTGCGATTTTCAGGAAATCCGCTTTGCAACATTTTAAGCATGAAAAATAATTTATCAAATCTCGCTCTAAAGAATGTTGCGCTCAACATTATTACACCATATTGAGATAACATTATTTGTCTGAAAGCTGCTTCTGTTTGTAAGGCACCACTATTTTGTACTGAAAGACATTCATCAATAATAACTAAAATCCAAGAATTATCCTTAGGTTTATCTCTAGCTCTACCTAAAGTTGTAATAGCAATTGTATTAATTGTAATTTCTACTTTATTATTTGAGATAATTAAATTTCCAACCTTCCAAGTTCCATTTGATTGTTGGGTAATTATTCTAAATCCTGTTGTATGTTTTTTTATTTCAGTTGTCCAAGTATCAATTAATCGCATATTCGGCACTAAAACAAGAAAACCATTGTGACTTGATACTTTATTATTGGATAATAATTTTGTCATAATGCTAATTGTCGTCAATGTTTTTCCAGAACCTACACTTGCTGCATCACCGTATCCTTTTTTACCTTTATTGACTAATCCATCGTAAATTGTATCTCGTGTTAGTTTTTGGTGATCCCATAAATTTGTTATTATTTTTGGTATTTGTGCTGGTACTGGTACTATTGTTTTTATATTGGAAGGAGTCATTAGTGATTTAATTGTTGAAATCATAACAACGTATTCTGGACGTTTCTGATAAATCAAGAAGGACATAAAATTACTTGTTTTAGGAATTACAACTAAAGGATAAAGTACGTTTAATAACAACATTATACGCAACACACATCCTTCATAAATATAATCACATGCACCTAATAGTTTTTTACCTCCTCTATCAACTTGATAAATATTTACAACAGAGTTTCCACTCAATAATCTAACATAAACATTTTGCCATACTTTAGTAGGTATTTTAAATAATGCTTTAGGAGATAATAAATTTAACCAGGATAATACTGGAACATTATTTAAATTAGTACTTAATAATTTTCTCAATTGATTACCTCTTGCATACAAAATATTTAACAAATCCCATCCTCTAGTATCATAATTATCAGTGACATACAAAGCATCAGACACTATTTTTTCTAAAGAAGGATCATTTTCAATCACTTGACTATTTTTATACACATCGAATGTATTTAAAATTATTGGTTGGTCTTTGTTAATTAATTCTAAACCATTAAATGTATCAACAGTGATATCATTCATTAAAAACTTGTAATTATTTTTTGCATCCTTACTGATTTGAATATTAACGACAAAATCTTTATTACTTGATCTATCCAAATTTTTCCAAGAATAACCTCCGGGCAAACCTGGTAATATTTTTTTTATTGGCTTAGAATAGATTTTCAACAACAAGTCTGTGTATTTATTAATAAGTTTTTCATCCTGAATAAATTTTGTATCGGATCTCTTTTTGAATTTAAATGGTTTTTCTTTATCGTCAGTAAAACTAATTATTATTCCCCCAGGTAAAGTAATTTCTTCTCCAAAAACAAGTAAAAATGCCAATCGGGATATTCCTAAAATTGGCTCAGAAATAAAAGTTGATAATTCTTGTTTATTCTTTTTTTTGTTATTATTAAAAATAATATTAGTGTTAGGAGAATAATTACTGTACATATTAGCTTGACAATGATAAATTATTTTATTCAAATGATTCGGATTGTTTTTCTTTGCAGTATTTTCTCTAATATTTATTGAACTTTGAGTATCCCAAATAAATTTAGATAAATTTTTAGTACTTTCTTTTTCCGTTGGAATATAATTTAAACAACCTTGGACATAAATTAATAAATTTGGTGTACAGTGCATGTCATTCGATATTGCGAGAGTTTCTTTTTGATCAATTTTAACTGCTAATTTTAATAATTCTTTAATTGACTTGTCGGGTAACTGTTTAAATTTAATCTTGTTATCATTGATATAATTAATTGATACATTCAATAAAAAATTATCTCCCTGCATCATTGGTAACACTTTTAAAGCTAATTTTAGAGCATCTAATATTTCTGTATTTTTAGTAAATCCCAATTTTTTATCGTATTTACCTTCTTGACCCGTTCTCCATGGCCATAAATTTGTGTTGTATTGTATATTTAAAGCAGTATATGCTATTTTGTTAACTAAAAAATCAGAAAATTGTAAATCAGTATTATAATGGCAAGCTAGTGTGTAACATAATAAATCTAATAAACTACATTGATTTTCATTAGGTTCATATAAATCAGAATCTTCTATTGTTGTAATGAACAATCTCCATACTAATTGTTTGGAACCACTAACTCTGATATATTGTTGTTCTGGTAAATTGTAAGGTGGTGCTTGGTTTAATTTATATATTGTTTCTAATAATAATTCTGAATTCTTTGATCCTCTGCGAATACATTTTTGTAGACATGAAACAAGATATCCTACACGTTCATAGTGCTGATTTTCTGGTATGTGTTTTGTATTTATTCTTTGTTTTAATATTTTAGTTTTTGTGTATTTTATTAAAACTTCACAATCAATTAATATCACGATTTCTTCATGACTAATAACCTGTAAATTTTTTGAATTTATTTTTTTGGATTTTAAAAATTCTTCCACATTCTTAAAACTATTAAAGATACTGCAATGCAACGAAACATGGATATAAATTATTTCCTTAGATTGTTCTTTTTGGTCATGATTTTTTATGAATTCTTCATATGTTGTTTGCTTGTCATCAACAATTCTAATACTATAAATAATAGCATAACTAACAGGAGGTTTTCCTATTCGCCAATCTAATTTATCCATTTCTTTGTGTAATGCAGTTGCATTAGGAAATTCTTTATTTAGCCATTCTGTTGGTACAACTGTATTACCAGAAGTTGATTGACCTACAGAATGAATAGTGAACGAACCATCAACTGGATCATGACGAGAAGTATCGATATAATTATCTAAATTTTCATCATCAATCTCTTGATATTCATTTGATATAAAAGTCGGAATTTTTATATCATTTGCATTATTACTTAACCAATAATGTAACGTGTAATAAAGTGTTGCTATTCCATGAATAGTTATAAATTTACCTATTCCTAGTACACTAATTGCACCCTGAATATTTTCTGCTTTAAGTAATTTCAAGGCTTTAATAATACGTCTATCTGTGAGTATTGGAAATATATCTTCTGTGGCTTTAATACTCATTCCAGCATATTCTCCGGTATCTCTTTTAATCGCAACTTGATCCTTTTTAAGACCAAAATTCGCAATACTCTTTACGGGTTTATTTGCTTCATTCAACACACATTTATAAGATTCTTTAGTATTACTGCGCACAAGTTTGATAATTGAATCTATTTCATGAGTCATGATAAACTTAATATGATTTATAAAGATATTGTATAATTATATGAGATCAATATTAAATTTGATAATAAATTAAAAAAAATAATGAGTTAAACTAAATTAGTGAATTAATCAAAAGATATAACTAAACTTGATTTACCTTTACTAGTATCATGAGTATTAATTTCTACACTACTACTTGCTGAACTTTTATTAAATTTTTTATGTTGTGTTTTGTTCTTAATCTTTTTAATTCCATTTTT